CAGTGGGTGCAGGCTCTGCAATCACAGGGCGTGGTGCACACTTATTGCTTATAGACGACCCTATAAAAGGCAGGGAGGAAGCAGATTCTCAAGCAATGAGAAAGAACCTACTCGACTGGTACAGGTCTACTGCCTATACCAGACTTATGCCGAATGGGTCTGTAATACTAATACAGACCAGATGGCATGAGGATGACCTAGCGGGTTGGGTTTTGAAGGAAACAGGACACGAAGGTTGGGATGTAGTAGAATTTCCTGCTATCCTAAACAGTACAACGGCCGAAATGCTCGGACTAGAAGAGGGCGACCCCCTATGGGAAGATGCATATCCAATAGAGCGGTTAGAAGAAATTAAAAAGACTGTAGGAACAAGAGAGTGGACATCTCTCTATAACCAGACACCATCGATTGAAGAGGGTAACGTCATAAAGAGGTGGTGGTGGAAGTATTGGTCAAAAGAAAAGATGCCCAATATAGAGTATGTCATACAATCATGGGATACAGCGTATACAGCGTCAAGCACATCAGATTATTCTGCATGTACCACATGGGGAGTATTTAATGGACAAGGCGGTTTCAATGTATTTCTATTAGATTCCTTTAGGGAGAGGTTAACCTTTCCGGAACTAAAGAATGCAGCGATACGATTATACAACGATATGCAACCAGACCAAGTTCTCGTTGAGGCAAAGGCGAGTGGTTTATCTCTGGTGCAGGAGTTGATGAGAACGGGTATACCGATTACACCATTTAATCCAAAGAGGATGGATAAACTCGCAAGAGTGCACTCAGTGGCACCTTTGTTTGAGAGCGGGAGAATATGGTGTCCGGATACTGACGAGTCGGAAGCAGTTGTCTCACAGGCAGCAGCGTTTCCAAACACAAAGAATGATGACTTGGTTGATTCAATGACACAGGCATTGATAAGATTAAGAAAAGGGTTTATGGTATCACATCCACAGGATATGCCATTTGAAGAGCCGACAGGGCCGAAAGGGAGTTATTGGTAATGAATGTAAAAGAATCAATTAAGAAGCACGAAGGATTTAGAACAAAGGTATATCTCGATACGCTAGGAAAGCGAACTGTGGGATACGGCCATCTTTGTGTAGAGGATTACTGGGAGGATGATGTTGAGTATACAGAGGCACAACTCGACAGAGTATTTGAACAAGATTTTGCAAAAGCGGAAGAGGCAGCAAACCGACTTTGCAAGGACAACGGATGCGAGGGCATTCCGCAAGAAGCAAAAAACATAATTATAGAGATGGTATTTCAACTGGGCCCTACAGGGGTATCCAAGTTCCGCAACATGTGGAAATGTTTGTCAGAAGAAAATATGGTTGGTGCGAGCTATGAGATGCTCGATTCCAGATGGGCAAAACAGACTCCTAATCGGGCGAATGAAATGGCAAATCACATGAAGAACATAGGAGTATAAAATGTTAAAATTAACAATTGAAGCACTTAAAAAATTACCTTTAGCAGGTGTTATTGATTACGCTTTTAAATTGGGAAAAGAGAGAGAAAAAAATCCAAACGACCCAAAATTAAAAAGTGCTGTAGATGCAGTAAGAGAAACTGTTCCTGCAAAAGTATATAAAAGATTTATGGATGCTTACAACGCAGGTTCTAAAGCAGGCGGTGGCATGATGGAAATGCGTAAAAAAGGTATGGGTCTTAGAATGAAAGATGGGGGAGCTACTTTCCCAGATTTATCTGGTGACGGAAAAATAACACAAAAAGATATTCTCATGGGTAGAGGTGTTATTAGAAAAAAAGCCGGTGGTATGGTAAAAAAGAGAGCTAAGTCTAAATCTAAAAAATCTAGGGGTATGGGTATAGCTAAAAGAGGCGGTAATTTTAAAGGAAGTTTCTAAATGGTAATAACTCCACTAGAGCCAGTTAACCCTTTAATACAAGAAGAGGTTACAATTATTGCAGAGGGAGAGGTAGAGCCTCAACCAACTGTAACGGATAATCTGGCAGAACAACTTGATGAGGAAACACTAGACGATATTGCTAGTGAACTGATTGATGCATTTGATGCAGATGTGCGTAGTCGTAAAGATTACGAGGATACCATCAAGAAGGGTATGGAGTTACTAGGATTAAAAATAGAAGATACGACTAAACCTTTTCCGGGTGCGTGTTCAGCACATCACCCAATGATGATTGAAGGAGCAGTGCAATTTCAATCACAAGCAATAAAAGAATTGTTTCCATCTGGTGGCCCTGTAAAGACACAGATAGTTGGAGAAAGAAACGAGGGTTCTGTAAGACAAGCAAACAGAATCAAAGAGTTTATGAATTACCAACTAACGGAAACAATGGAAGAATACTTTGATGACTTCGACCAGATGTTATTCTATCTTCCTATTGTTGGTAGTTGTTTTAAAAAAATATACTACGATGAAAGTTTAAAAAGACCTGTATCAAGATTTATACCAATTACAGATTTTGTTATATCATACAATACAACAGATTTAAGAACCTCTGGTAGATATACGCATATCATTCGCATGACGCAAAACGAACTGCGAAAGAAAATTGCTAATGGTTTCTATATGGATATGGAAACTGATATGAATCCAGAAGAGGATGACTCAAACGATATAACACAAAAGATACAAGACATAGAGGGTATTACACCTTCAAAGAATTATCAGAAGGATGGTAGATTTACTATTCTTGAAATGCATGTAGATTTAGATGTGCCCGGATATGAAAAAGATTTTGCATGTCCATACATTGTTTCAATATGTAAAGAGACAAAGCAGGTATTATCTATTCGTGCAAACTTTGAAGAAGACGACCCAGACTTTAAAAGAATACAACACTTTGTACATTATAAATTTTTGCCGGGTTTTGGTTTTTATGGATTAGGTTATGTTCACTTACTAGGTAATCTACAAAAATCAGTTACAACTATACTTCGCTCATTAGTTGATGCAGGACAGTTCTCTAACCTACCGGGTGGCTTTAAAGCTAGAGGCATGCGTGTGGAAGGAGAACAACCTGTAGGTTTTGGTGAGTTTAGAGATGTAGAGGGATACGGAGAAGATATTCGTAAGTCTATTGTTCCTTTACCTTTCAAAGAACCATCGCAAACTTTGTTTGCATTACTTGGTTCTATGACACAAGAAGGTAGAAGACTAGCTGCAATTACAGACTTACAAGTCGGTGACATGAACTCTAATGCACCTGTAGGAACTACGATTGCTTTATTAGAGCAAGGCATCAAAGTTATGTCTTCTATTCACAAGAGACTACACAAAGCACAAAGAGAAGAGTTTAAAGTTATTGCAAGAATAAACCAAGACTTTATGCCAGACTATTATCCTTACAGAATACAAGGAGATAGTAGGTTTGTATTTAAAAAAGATTTTGATTCTAACATAGATATACTCCCTGTGTCAGACCCAAACATCTTTTCTACTGCACAAAGAGTTTTACTTGCACAAACACAATTACAAGCGGCAGCAGCAGCACCACAAATACACGATATGAAAGAAGCATACAAAAGATTGTATGAAGCTCTTGATGTCAAAAATGTGGATGACATACTGTTACCAGAAATGGGTGCAAAGAGAAAAGACCCTGCAACAGAAAACTATGCAATGATGTATGGTAGACCAGTGAAGGCATACGCATCACAAGACCATGATGCACACATAGCAGTTCACCAAGCTATGCTTAGTGACCCAACTATGACTCCACAGTCACCACAACTTGCACAGGCACTAGCGGGAACTATTCTATCTCATATTCAAGAGCACATGGCTCACAAGTATAGAACACTTGTTATGACACAGAGTGGTGCAGATTTACCACCTGCTCCAGAGTATGATAAATCTAATCCGGGCAAAGACGAAGCATATCCGGAAATGACACCAGAGATGGAGAACGAGGTTGCTAAACTACAGGCACAAGCAGCAATGCAAATGTCACAACAAAATCAGCAAGCGGCACAGCAGGCAGCACAGCAACAACAAATGGCTGACCCTCGTGTTCAGATTGCAATGCAAGATTTAGCAATTAAGAAACAAGAAGCTGACAGAAAAGTTATGGACTCTCAAGCAAGAGCAGACCACAGAAATAGACAACTAGAGATGCAAGAACAAAAAGAGGCAGCAGATGCACAGATTGATATTGCAAAACTAGAATTAGAAAAAGCAAAAGCAGAATCTGATATTCAATTAGATGCTTCTAAAATAGAATCTAATGAAAGAAGAGATGCATTAAGAGCTAGAGCAAACAAGTCTTTGGCAAGAGAAAAGACTATGAGTGAAATAGCAAAACAAAACATGAAGGACAAACAATAATGGTTTTACCACTTTTACCTTTTATACCTGCGGGTATAGCAGCACTAGGAGGAGCAGGAAGATTTTTTAATTCTCCAACTGGACAAAGAGCAGTGCAAGGTGGCATACAAATGTTTCGTAATTTACCAACAACACTTCAAGGTTATATAAATCCTTTAAGTCAAGCAGTGGGAGGCCCACAATT